TGGAGACCAAAAACGAGTAGTATTCTTCTCCTACAACCCTCCAAAATCATCCCGTTCATGGGTGAACCAAGAGGTGAAAATACCAAAACCGGGAAAACGAGTTCATCACTCCACCTACTTGGATGTACCGAGGCATTGGTTAGGTGGAAAATTTTTAGCTGATGCAGAGCACCTAAAGAAAACGAATGAGCTTGTCTACAGACATGAATATCTCGGAGAAGAAATCGGAACAGGCTTGGAAGTATTCACCAATGTAATACTCGAAACCATTACCGATGAACAAATTGCGCGGTTTGATCGAATACGTCAGGGATTGGACTTTGGTTATGCAGCTCACCCAGCTTGTTTTGAGCGTATGCACTACGACGGAACAAGACGCCGGTTATACTTATTTGCAGAAGTTGCTGGATTGAACTTGTCCAATAGGTTGCTGTATATGAAGATTCAAAAATACAACGATGTAATCACTGTTGCAGATAGTGCAGAACCGAAATCAATTGATGAGTTGAGAAGCTATGGTCTGAGGGTAACCCCTGCAAAGAAAGGCCCTGGTTCAGTAGAATTCGGAATCAAATGGTTGCAAGACCTTGAGGCTATTATCATTGACCCTCAGCGCAGTCCATTGGCGGCAAAGGAATTCATAAATTACTCACTCGAAACCGACAGAAACGGAATGGTTAAAAACAAATTCCCAGACAAAGACAATCACTCCATCGACGCTGTCAGGTACGCATTGGAAGATGATATGGTTGGGTATAACATGTGCGGAGTAGGGCTACTGAGAGGGGCAAAGTTATATGGCTAAACAAGGATGGCTCAAAAAAGCCGTTGGCGAAATATCGAAACTGCGTCAAAATATATTCGGCCAATTTGGCAGCCTTATTGGTGGTCAATGGAACGTGCCATATGTACTGAACAGTAGCCGGGTTGACTATGATCTGGCTCGGCAGTTGTATCACAACACCCATGACGATTACAAACTGGGCGCCGGGTTTGCCAAGCCTATCATAAACACTCTGGCCGGCTTTATGGGGGTACCAAGGTTCCGAGCCAAGGATGAAGAGGGTCAGGAGGTCCTGGACGAGAATGTAAGCCGTTGGGTTAGCCGGATGCAGAGGGCGCATCAGCTTTGCCTGAGGGATGGCGATTGTTTTATAATGCTGGTTCATTTGGAAAACGATGACCCGTTATATCCCGATGAAGAAACCCGGATTGATTTTATTATCATTCCGCCAGAGCAGGTAGCGGATATTGAAATTGACCCGATTACCAGGAGGCCAAAGGCTTACACAATTGAGGCCAGAGCAAAATGGGACGCTGGACAAAGAGAATATGCTGTTATGCAAAGGATCACGGCCGAGGAAATTACTGTCAAAGTGGGGGGTGACGCTCCGGAAGGTCTGACGAGTGAAACACGGCCCAACCCTTGGGGGTTTATTCCGATTATTCATTTCAAGAACGAACCGGAGGAAACAGAGTTATATGGTACAAGTGAACTGGAGGCAGTGGAGCCTTACCTAAAGGCCTACCACGACGTTATGCTCCACGCTATGCAAGGGAGCAAGATGCATAGTACCCCAAGGCTGAAGCTGAAGCTTAGGGATGTGCAGGCCTTTCTGCAGAATAATTTCCCCGAGGCGCTAAAGGCAGTTCAGCGGGGCGAACAGGCAAACATCGATCTGAAAGGCCATGAGTTGCTCATATTTACTGATGAAGAGGACGCCAGCTTTATCGAGGCCCGCTCCACAATCGGCGATGCCGAGGCCCTTTTAAAATTATTGTTCTTCTGCATTGTAGACGTGTCTGAAGTACCTGAGTTTGCCTTCGGGGTGCATACACCGTCCAGTCATGCCAGTGTAAAAGAACAGATGCCTTTGCTCATTCGCAGGGTTGCAAGAAAGCGGGAGATGGTAACCGAAAACTGGCAGACCCTGGCCCGGATGTTGCTGGTCATGCAAAGTAAGATAACCGGCAAAAAGTTCGAGAGTTACGAAGTGGGCATTACCTGGGATGCGGTTATTGAGCGGGACGAAAAAGAGTACGCCGAAACGATACACACCCTAGTCAATGCATTGAACACGGCTCTGATGGGTGGCTTTATCAGCCTTGATGCGGCTGTAGATTTGCTGCAGCAGTACATTGACACCATGCAGGAGTATGCTACCGATGATCCAACCATACCGGGAGAAAGAGAGCGCATAATTAAGAGCTGGATCATGCGCCGCCGACTGGAGGACGGAGAAGGGTTGGAAGAGCAGCGGCAGGAAATTGAGAGGGAGCTTGAAAGCTAATGACCCGGGAAATAGACGAAATCAAAGACGCTGCCGGCGCTTACCGCAAATGGGCACTCGAGGCCCGGAAGAAGTATATAGAGTT